TTCTACTAATTAATTCTTTAGTGACTATCTCTAAAACGTTACCATTACCATCTCGGTTAACGACATACCTTGAAAGTGGGAAAGATTTAATACCATCTTTACCCATAAATAAAAGTGCATTACCTCCCACTATCAAATGTTTAAGTGCCTGATGTATAGTCACTCGATCGTTTGAAGCAGCAATGTAATCCATGATCATCTTCTCAATCTTTGAGAAAGACAAATCAAGTTCTCCTTTTATCTTTGGGTCGTTAGATATCTCACCCAACTTATCTTCCTTTACTTGCAGTTTAAAGAAGCTAGTTTGTGGAGGTAGAATTGCAAGCATTAATTTTGCTGCAAGAGTAACTACACACTTAGCTCCGACTGACTGCCAAGGAATCACCAAGGATTCGTGGTTTGGTTTAGACGATGTATCGTCTTGTATAAGGTAAGGCAACGTGAGTTCTGAGCAATCAACTGCTTTGTCTAGGAACTGTCTCCTATCAGTTGTCAGTTGATTGTATCTCTCACGCGCTGTTGTCATGTATTAATTCCTCCGGCTGGACCTGACTGTCCAGTATTAACTTTCGGTGCGAGAGGTACTCTTAGTTGTGATGACCCTCTTGCATATTCACCTTTAGCTTTCTTACTCTTAGCCCTTCTAACTTGTGGGTTAACTTCCTGCTGTACTGGCTCCGGTGTAGGTAATGGAGCTGGTGGTGCAGGAGGCGGTGTAGGAGCTGGTGGTAATGGAGCTGGTGGTGGCGGTGCAGGGTTTCCCCCTCCAAAAATACACATTAGATTTCGTCCTCCATAATGGATCGTATATATTCAATGACGCTGGCTTGACCAGCGCGGTACATAATTGTGTTTATGTCTTCCTTCGGATGGATAGGTTTCCAACCAAAATTTTCCTCAAGTGTATCTATTAACTTGTCCAACCTTTCGTTGTGAAGCTTAAGCGTATTGAGGGAGATTTCTGTTGTCATGTTCAAAAAATGCTGGCATACGTGCAGCTCGTGTGTCAGATAATTGTGGTGCTTTACCTTCGTACATAAGTCGATCGCTGCAATCAAGCCAAAATTTTTTGCTTAAATATTTATCGTCGTTATACATAGCTAGTGGTTGCATGATCCAATGAATGGTTGCTTTCCTTAGCTTGTCTAGTGAAGGGCTAGGAGTTAATCCCATCTCTGCACATACCAAACTGTTAGTAGCTACATGTACTTGTTCGTCCCGGGAGATATCTGCTGATACGGTCATCAAACCAGAGTCACCATTAAACCTAAACATAGGTAAGAGAACAAAAAAGATTGCTCTCTCAATAACTAATGCTTTGGTAATTGTGTGATCTGGATGAGCCATCCACGCATCTCTTAGGCGTAATGCTTCTGCTTCAGCTTTGTCATCCACGCCATGAGCGTTGGTGATATATCCGAGAGCTAAGTCATGTTTAATCTCATCTCTTACATTCGACTCCAGAAGTTCTCGAGACTTTTCAGGAATCTCTGAGAGTGCATCTGATATGAAGTCGCCAACTGGTAATTCCATGTGGCGTATTGCAAGAGCACGGTAGATGGTTTCTTCTGCTCCATCTTTAAATTTTCCTTTGGTAGTTTGGACCGGTGTCCAAGTTCTTTTTCGTTTTAATAATTTTTCGTAGGGGTTCATTGTTGACAGTCGCAATTTACTTCTTCAGGTTTATTGCTCATTATGTCTGCCAAGTAATTATCAACATCTGACTGATCTAATGCAGCGTATGCATCAGATTTATCTTGAGTGTCGCCCATTACTTGTAAAGAATAATAGAGCGAAGTCTGTGGACTTGAAAGCCACTCTTCGATAAATGCTTCATCGTAAATCACCATGTCACTCCAAGAGTTGAAGCTATAGCCATGAAGCAAACCAGTTCTATCTAGCATGATCATTATCTGATCTACTACTTTTCTATATGTCTCCCATCCGACTTCGGATGCGATTTCAACGTCGCCATATTCAACTCTTTCTACCCCTAACGTTCCAGAATCTCTGTCAACTGTTCGAGCTATTGGTGGTGCGATCTCAGGAGTTGCTGTGTAGCCATTGAGATCTCTACTTCTGTATGAACAACTAGCCGTTGGAGCTATAGCGAATGCTCTAACCATGTCGTTCTCTTTTGCAATGTTGGCTGCTTCAATTACGCCCAGATAGAGTTCGCGTGCAGCCATCCCTGCGTAACCCTCGTAGCTTCTGCCTTCATTAATGGCTTCCAAAGCTTCGCCGAACTGGGCGTAAGTTATTTTGTTGTTTGCTAAAAAGTTAGCTAAACCTAGGAGTCCGAAGCCAACTTGCCTGTCGATATTTGAAGTAAGATATTCTCCAGATTCCCCAATCCCTGTGACACCATGGAGCTTACACAAGCTGGACATGCCTTCACGGAAACCTTTTCGTAGGTCGCCGATACGACAGGCAGACATATTAAGGTGCTGTAAGAGACACGTTCCGCGTGAGGGCAAGTAAACTTCAAGACAGACGTTGGAGTAGATTCGTTGTTTTGTTTTTCCATCATATTTTATTTTGTTGAGCCAAATGTCTCCTTTTCCAATGCCTCGTAGAATTGCTTCCTTTGTTCTAGTGTCTGTATTAGCCCACCTTTCTGGGGTGAGGTCCACACATCTTTTAACCCATGGGAGTTCTTCTCGGGCGACTTGCACGAAGTCAAGAATATCGGCGTGATCAATATCAAGGTGTAAAACGCAGGCACCATTACGGTACGTGCCACCCCTCCTAAGTATTTCATTTAATGTTGAGTAAATTTTTGCGAACGAGACTGGTCCTGATGCAACGAGAGTATCAGTTCCTTTATTAGTTTTTGTTCCTGCGGGTCTAAGTTTCGACAGGTGGACCGCGACTCCTGCTCCAAAGCGGAGAGCATGGCTAACAAAACGCCAGCTTGCTTCGATTCCATCACTTCCTTCCATTGAGTCTTCAACAACGAAGACGGTACATGATACGGGTAGACGGGAGGTTGGATTATCAATCCATGACTGGACTCTTCCAGTACGGGCGATTAAATTTGCCATTTATACTAAATCCTCTAAGGTTGGTTCTTTATAATTCGGTCCTTTTAAAACTTTGCCATCATCTCTTTTAATGGGCTTACCATTTTCATCTAGTTTAGAAAGGTTACTTGCATGAATACGAGCAAGGGCTTCATCTAAATTCCAACCCATGTTTACTGCATATTGGTAGCAGACATACACAAGGTCTCCTAATTCTTTTAAACAATCAGCATGAAGGTTCCTGTTGTTTCTGAACAGCAGTTCTTCTGCTTCAAGAAACTCTTTAAACTCTTCAATGATTATATTTTTTTGATAGGTTCTCACCTGTACATCTCTAGAATTTTTGATGCTGTATGATTCCCTAAATTCCTTTGCCTGTTCTAAATTCGATTTCATTTTGTAAGTAGTGGATGGCTTTTTTTAAATCTTCAATATCGTTATCTTTATATCCTGCTCGACATACATATTTGATTACGTTTCCTAGATGAAAGTTCAATCCTTGTTGTCGAATAAAATCCCAAGTATCAACTGGTCCTCGTCTGTAGTAGTCGGGACCGTAGGTGGTGGAGTCGGCCATTTATCTAATAATGTTTGTATGCAATTTCCTAAAACAAATGCTTGTTTTTGTAGAGCTAAGAGGACGATGATTGCATCCTCTTTTTTTGTTTCAGGTTTATTTAATAGAAGCTCCATCTGTCTGAGCTTCAACTTCTGTTCCAGAGTCAACTCGATAGTCGGCTTCGGGGGTCCAGAGGATTGGTTCTTTTTTCTCGTAGTCATAGTCGTCAGTAGTTAATATCCTTGCTAGTCGTGCATTGATTAGTGCATCGGCTTCAGTCATATCCTTTTCTTCAAAGGTCTCAACGACTGCTTTCCATGTGTATCCTTTCTCTTCAAAAATCTTTGTAGCTTTCTTAATACCTATGCCCGGGACACCGGCGTAACCGTCAGTATTATCTCCGGCTAGTGTCTGTATAAGATGCCATCTAGCACCCTCTTCTGGTGTGATGTAAACCTTTTCTTTAAAGTCATATAAATCTCCGGGGATCTGTCGCATATCCTTATCAGGAGAGACAATTATGTTCCCGGGATACCTTGTTGCATACATACCCATGGTATCGTCTGCTTCTAAAGTATCTTTTACTATTACTTTGTACTCAAGTTTAAGTGCATTTATAACTCTTTTGAATGCACAGGGCTTTTTTCTCTGTCGATGACCCTTGTATTCCGGTAAAATTTTTTTCCTAAAATTATCGGGGCTTGTAAAAAAGAGGATAATATCGTCAAAATCACCAAATTCTTGCTTTATCTTTTCAAGATCGCGTTTAACGCTTTTCATTGCTTCAGAATAGTTTGAGGTTACAACAATTACGTCTTCACCAAAATCAATTTCTGTTTCATTTGCGGCACAACATTTATATACTATGTAGTCGCAATCAATTAATAATTTCATAAATTAGTGTACTTCTGCCCAGTTTTTTCCGGTTTTTGCTTCTGCTGCAATTGGGCATCTTAAGTGGTAGTATTCTCCAGCAAATTTGGCTGATTCTTCTAAAATTTTCATCAGAATCATGGCTTCATTAGGAGTTGTTTCGTATTGCAGCTCATCATGTACAAACGCTAGTTGATGAG